AAGGGCTTCGACTTGAAGGTTTCCTACATCAGTAAGAACTTTGGTAAGGGAGACCGCGTTGTGTTTGACAGCTTGCAAGCACGTCCAAAGCCATCTGTGCTCTGTGAGGAAGATTCTACCGCAACAGAGTGGATGGAGCACGGCATTGACCTTTACGAGATTTTCGACCGTAAGACTTCCGAGCAGGTTCAGAAGATTCTCGACGACTACCTTATGCCAGAGGGTGGTCAGGAGACCGTTCGCTACGGTGGCGAGGATACCTCCACAGGTTCCACCGTTGATGCCGCATTCGCTGCAATGGGTGTGTAACACTGGACGGGGGGCGCAAGCCCCCCGTCTTCTTACAACGGAGGGATAATGCCAAGGCAAAAAAAAGAAAGTTCAAAAGCAGGCAAGTTATCTATGAAAGATAAGTTAGCCCTTATCAATAAAAGGGCTGGCATGGAAGTTGCCTACAATTTAAAAAATGATAACCCGACAGAAGTCACAGAATGGATTCCAACTGGCTCACGCTGGCTTGACTCTATTATCTGCCGGGGAAAACTAGCCGGTATTCCGGTTGGTCGCATCACAGAGATTGCCGGTATGGAGTCATCCGGTAAGTCTTACATGGCTGCACAGGTTGCAGCAAACGCACAAAAGCAAGGCTTCTCTGTGGTTTATTTTGACTCCGAGTCAGCTATTGACCCAAGTTTCTTAGAAAATGCTGGCTGTGATATTGACAACCTTATCTATGCTCAGGCAGCATCTGTTGAGATGGTTCTAGAAACTATCGAGCAGCTTTTAACCGAGACAGACGATAAGTATCTTTTTGTTTGGGACTCATTAGCATTTACACCATCGAACTCTGATATTGAAGGCGACTTCAACCCTCAGTCCTCGATGGCAGTAAAGCCACGCATTTTATCAAAGGGTTTGTCAAAACTGACTGTTCCTATTGCGAACAGTAATTCTGTGCTGTTGGTTCTTAACCAGTTAAAGACCAACATTACTATGAATGTGGCAGAGGCTATGACCACACCATACTTCACACCGGGTGGCAAGGCTCTGGCGTATTCTTATTCTCTTCGTATCTGGTTGACAAAGCGAAAAGCAAAGAACGCTTTTATTGAGAACGATGCAGGTTTCCGCATCGGTTCAGAAGTAAAAGTAAAGTTGGAGAAGTCTCGCTTTGGTACAGAGGGCAGAAACTGCACCTTCCAGATTGTCTGGGGTGACAAGAACCCTCGTATTCTCGACCGAGAAAGCTGGTTACAAGCTGTAAAGAGTTCAGACCAAATTAAGTCTGGTGGAGCTTGGTACACACTTATCTATGATGAAGGTGGTGAACAAAAGTTCCAAGGCACAAAGTGGTTGGACTTCTTAGAAGACGAGAAGTTTTATAACCAGATTCTACGACTTATGGATAGAGAAGTTATCCAAAAGTTTGACGAGCAAACTGGTGATGCTTCTCATTTCTATGACGTTGACAGTGAAGAAGAATAATGCTTGACATTCGCACGAGGATGGTGTATAACAGATACTCCATCCTTATGCGGAGCATTTGATGCCACAAAAAATAAAAAAATCTAGCAAGCGTGTGCAGCGGTATTTTGAGTTGGCACGACGCATGGCAAAAGAAAGCACCTATGGCAAACTACGTCACGGTGCTGTTTTAGTCAAGGGAGGTTCAGTTGTATCAGTTGGCTTCAACAAAGGTTGCTACTGTGCTTTTGGACAACGCTTCCGCGACTTTCACAACTTTGGTCATGCAACCCAACACGCAGAAATATCCGCTGTTCTTGGAGTGCCCGAGAAATCAACAAGGGGTGCTTCCTTGTTTGTAGTTCGTATCAACAACTACGACAAGTTTCGTATGTCCAAGCCTTGCTGTATGTGTCATCAAGTGTTAGACTTTGTGGGAGTTCGCAAAGTCTTTTACACCACAGGGGAAGACACTTATGAAGTTAGGAATGTCAGGGGGTCTAGCGAGGAATTTAGGCATAACAGTAAAGACTTTGCGTGAGAACGCTGATGGCTCCGTAGATGTAAATGTGGATTTAACAGAGCAGTTTAAAGATTGGTTTATGTATATGCACGGACTACACACCTGGGACGAAGAAGCTTTCCAAGCGTGGTTCCTCAAAAGCCTGGACGATTTTATTGGAGACTAAAATGAACAGAATGATGATAGTAGATGGAAACAACTCTTTTTTACGCAACTATGTTGTAGACCCTTCGCTATCATCAAATGGCGAACCAATCGGTGGCTGCAAGGGTTTCTTAAAGTCCCTACAAAAGCAGTGCCGCATTATTAAGCCAGACTTTGTTGTAGTGGTGTGGGACGGTGAAGGTGGTTCGCTAAAACGCCGAACACAAAATAAAAACTATAAAGAGGGTCGTAAGCCTATCCGCTTTAACCGTCCCAACACTCATATGTCAGACAACCAACAGTTCAGAAACCGTATCTGGCAAATGGGCAGGCTCGTTGAATACCTAAACGAAATGCCCGTGGCACAACTTATCTCAGAGAACGTAGAAGCAGACGACCTTGTGGGCTACATCGTGTCTCGCTTCCCAGACGTGGAAAAGGTTATTGTTTCCTCCGACAAAGACTTTTTCCAACTCTGTGATGACAAAACTATTGTTTATCGACCTATTCAAGACAAAGCAGTCACCAAGCAAGCCATCTTGGACGAGTTTTCTATTCACCCAAGAAACTTCGCTTTGGCTCGCGCTATTGTAGGCGACAAGTCAGACAACCTTGACGGTGTGCCACGGGCTGGGCTCAAAACAGTAGCAAAGCGTTTCCCGCTTCTAATGGAGGACCGTGATGTGTTCCTAAACGAACTCATCCAAGTCTGCGATAAGCCCGAGAACAAAGCAAAAATCTTTGAGAACATCGTAGAATACAAAGAGTTAGTTTCAGAAAACTACAAGTTGATGCAACTATACTCACCAGCTATTTCCAGCAGAACAAAAGCAAAAATTGATTGGACACTCCGTGAGTGCTGTCAAGACTTTAACCTAATGGAGATAGACAAGATGATGACCCAAGACGGGTTTGGAAACTACAACTTTACCCAACTCTGGGGCACCATGCGAAACATTTCCTTGAACAAGGACTAACGGAGAACTAAATGAAACTCGACTACGAAACCGAAACATTTTCTAAGTTCGGTAAAAGTTTCCAAGAGAAGTTGGTCCAAAGTATGTTTTATGACAGGTCGTTCTTCGACCAAATGTCAGACGTGTTTGACCCTTACTTCTTGGAAGTAAAATACCTTCGGCTATTCTACGAGCGTTTAGCCGACTATCGACAAAAGTTTGAGAAGCACCCTTCCACTGAAATAATGGCTTCCATTATTAAAACAGAAATGGAAGAACAGTCAGAGGTGTTGCAAAAACAAGTAAAAGACTACTTTGCTCGTATTGTTACAACAAGCCAAGTTGAAGACGAAGAGTATGTAAAAGTCACTGCTCTTGACTTTTGCAAGAAACAAAAATTAAAAGAAGCCATTATGAAGTCCGTTGGTCTTCTAAAAACTTCTTCGTTCGACCAAATATCAGAAGTTATTAACCAAGCCATGAAGCTTGGTCTGGACAATGACCACGGTTATGACTATCTTGCGGACTTTGAGGAACGCTTCTTAAAACGCTCACGCAACCCTATGACCACAGGCTGGAAGATTGTTGATGACATTACAAAGGGTGGTTTGGGACGTGGAGAGTTGGGAGTTGTTATTGCTCCAACGGGTGCAGGAAAGTCTATGGCACTCGTCCATCTTGGCGCACAAGCGGTCAAGGAAGGAAAAAATGTTGTTTATTACACATTAGAGCTTCTTGACACAGTTGTAGCAAACCGTTTCGACTCTTGCATCACAGGAGTAAAACTTCAAGACTTACATTCTTTCAAAGATTTAATTTATGACCAAGTAAAAGAACTTGAAGGAAAACTTATTGTAAAAGAATACCCAACAAAGTCCGCTAACGTAAATAAACTCAAACAACACCTAGAAAAACTAAGACGCTCTGGTTTTGAACCTGACCTAATTTGCGTCGATTATGGTGATCTTTTGCAACCTATTTCTTCTTACAAGGAGAAACGCATCGAATTAGAGACTATTTATGAAGACCTTCGGGGAATGGCGCAGGAGTTTGAGTGTCCCGTATGGACAGCAAGCCAGACTAACCGCAGCGGACTAAACGCAGAAGTGGTTACAATGGAATCAATTAGCGAAGCATTCAATAAGTGTTTCGTAGCGGACCTCATCTTTACTCTATCCAGAACCATTACAGACAAGAATAACAACACAGGACGTATCTTTGTGGCAAAAAACAGGAACGGACCTGATGGTATCGTTTACCCTATTTTCATGGATACGAGCAATATCAAGATTGACGTTCTACCCTCGACAGGTGAAACCGCAGAAGAAATTAATGACAACGCTGCGAAGAAACAACAAGAGTCATTACAAGAAAAGTACAAGAAGTTCAGAAACGGAGGACAAAGTTAAATGGAACTAGCTACACAAATACTTTCGGACATTACCGTCCACATGAAATACGCAAAGTATTTACCAGAAAAAGAGCGCAGAGAGACTTGGGAAGAACTCTGCGACAGAAATATGCAAATGCATATGAAAAAATATCCCGAACTTGCTGAGGAAATAGAAAAAGTTTACAAGGACTTTGTTTTCACAAAAAAAGTTTTACCATCCATGCGCTCTATGCAGTTCGGCGGCAAGTCTATTGAGGTTGCCCCAAACCGCATTTACAACTGCGCTTACATGCCTATTGACCACGCTGACTCATTTGGCGAGTGCATGTTCCTACTTCTAGGTGGCACAGGCGTAGGCTTCTCTGTACAAGCCCACCACGTCGAAAGACTACCAGAGATTCGCAAGCCAAACCCAAAGCGCACACGTCGTTTCCTAGTAAGCGACAACATTGAAGGCTGGGCTGACGCAGTAAAGGCTCTTGTCTATTCTTACTTCAAGGGCACATCAAAGCTTCGCTTCGACTTCTCTGACATTCGTCCAAAGGGCGCACGACTCGTCACTTCTGGCGGCAAAGCCCCTGGACCACAGCCTCTTCGCGAGTGTCTTGTAAAAGTAGAAGGCATTCTCAGCGAGAAGCAAGACGGAGAAAAACTTCAACCTATTGAAGTCCATGACATGATATGCCACATCGCTGACGCAGTTCTAGCCGGTGGTATTCGCAGAGCAGCACTTATTTCACTCTTCTCAGCAGACGACGATGAAATGATTGCTTCCAAGTCGGGAAGTTGGTGGGAAGCAAACCCACAGCGCGGCAGAGCAAATAACTCAGCAGTTATTCTTCGCCACAAGGTTGATAAAGAATACTTCCTAAAACTTTGGGACAGAATTAAAAAGTCAGGTTCAGGTGAGCCAGGAATTTATCTTTCCAACGATAAAGATTGGGGCACAAACCCTTGCTGCGAAATTGCACTACGACCTTACCAGTTCTGCAACCTAACAGAAGTAAATGCCTCTGACCTTGATGGTCAAGAAGAATACGAAGCCCGTGTCAAGGCTGCTGCTTTTATCGGCACACTCCAAGCAGGCTACACAGACTTCCACTATCTCCGCGACGTATGGCGCAGAAACACGGAGAAGGACGCTCTTATTGGCGTGTCAATGACCGGCATCGCTTCTGGTGCTGTTCTCAACCTCGACATGTCAAAAGCAGCCGAGGAAGTAAAAAAAGAAAATGAAAGAGTTGCTGAACTTATCGGTGTAAGACCCGCAGCAAGAACCACTTGCGTAAAGCCAGCAGGCACAACCTCTCTCACTCTTGGAACTTCCAGCGGTATTCACGCTTGGCACAATGACTATTACATTCGTCGTATTCGTGTAGGAAAGAATGAAGCCATTTACAGCTACTTATCTCTGGCACACGAGGAACTAATAGAAGATGAATACTTTCGACCCCATGACACTGCTGTCATTTCTGTTCCACAGAAAGCACCAGAAGGAGCAATCTATCGAACAGAGTCTGCCATGTCAATGCTCAAACGAGTGGCGCAGGTTTCAAAGGAGTGGGTCAGGAAGGGACACCGCAAGGGACAGAATACCCACAATGTCTCAGCCACGGTAAGTATCCGTGAGTCAGAGTGGGCTGATGTTGGTGAATGGATGTGGGAGAACCGTGATGTATACAACGGTCTTTCAGTTCTCCCCTACGATGGTGGCAACTATGACCAAGCTCCTTTTGAGGACTGCTCAAAAGAGACTTACGAGGCTATGCTCAAGTCTCTAACCGACATTGACCTCACAAATGTTTATGAGGCTGATGACAATACAAACCTCACAGACCAAGCGGCTTGTGCTGGTGGTGCTTGTGAAGTAGTATAGTTTTATAGCTATTATCCTCGGTATGTAGGGCAGGGAGTTTATCTTCCTGCCTTTACTATTTATAAGAAGGCTACTTTTTGAGGATAACAACAAAATGTCTAGATCGGGATTTTTTTACAAACCACTAAAAAATATAACTATTGGTGAACCAGGGACGGCACAACAAACTTCTTTTGGGGAAGTCAGAGTTGAATCCCTAACTCCATCTGGTCAAGCGGATTTTGTTTACACAATCAACGAGAAGGTAGTCACACCAATTAGGTATGCTGGTGGCGGTGTTTATCAAGAAGATGGTTATGCCGTTGCAACAAGTTCAGTAAGTCCAAGTGGCTCTGGTGGTGTTCAAATCCGCAGAGGTCTAAAATACTCAGCCGGTCAAGGTTCTTTATTTAGAGGAACTGCTCTTTTTGACACACCAGTAGACGGCAACATTCAAATTATCGGTCTTGGTAATGGTGAGTGCGGTTACTTCTTTGGTTATCTCAACCAAAACTTTGCTATTCTACACCAAGCAACTTCCAAAAGAGAGATTAGAAAATTAACTGTTTCAACACCAGCAGGCACAGAAAATGTTACTGTAACTCTTGATGGCGACTCTATTGTTGTTCCTGTAACTGGTGGAAGCGACACAACACAAACTGCTTACCAACTTTCCCTTGCTGATTACACACAAGTAGGCGACGGATGGCAAGTTGATGTTGTTGGTTCTGATGTGTTTTTCCTTTCTGCTCGTGCTGGTCCTTACAGCGGTTCTT